GACCATAAAATCTTTTATTCGGCCTGCCCTTTCGGCTTTGTCTTCAAACCACCACTCTCTGCTTCCAGATGGGAATTGTGAACTCGTAGCAATTTCACGTACTATTTCATATGCCCACTCTGTATTTGCAATCCAGAGACCAGCCATAGCCGTAGGGTCTATTGGATCAAATACCGAACCTGTGTTGTCTACCATTTTGTTATCCATATATACACTTTCCCCTATCGTTTAGGTTATTTAGTTGAACAACCCGATTGTCTCACACATCAAATAGTATGTCAAGCCCTCTGGCAATATTGCTCTGTCGATTGGGGAATGGTTAGTGGTTGATTGGGAAGCGGTCTAGTCTCATACCTAGTAAATAGTGCGTACCTAGGTAACCACTATGGGGCTATAGAATATTCGATCATTCGCGCTCCCATGTAAAAACGCGCCGGTTCTGCCAATTCCCGGAGCATACTGGACCCAGTAATTAATCCAGATCCACCAATTACCGGCAACAACCGGCAACAACCGGAACAACAATAGACACAACACACAACACCAACTAATTAGGCATTAACCAGCCCACCAGATAGCCACATAGCGCGCCTATCTACGCCTAATAAATTGTATCGGCCGCGGTTAAGGTACTGGTACCCTTAAACGCGCGTTTCGGGGGGCGTGGCTTGGCGCGCGTATGTATTATATATGGGTACCTATGACAGAAATTTTTAGCCAAAGGCGCCGTTAGAGCGCATAATACATGTTTTACCTGTTCTTTTTACGTGTAAGAAAGGTTCTTTTAGCGTGTAAGAAAGGTTCATTTAGCTTCAAAAGTGTCCTGAGTAACACTGTTACTGCGTGTTACAACACTGTTACTGGAGGTATTTTCATGTAACATATTCGAGACTACGGTTAAATCTTTTTTCCCCTTTTTTTACGTGTAATAAGGGGTTTATTCCCGTGATGTAACAGACGGAGGGTCCCTGAAGGCCCTCCGGATGTTGCTGAACCACGGTTCTTATATTATTATTATTATATTATTACTCTTATATTATTCTTATTATTCTTACTCTTCTTATTATTCTTACTCTTCTTACTCTTTCTTATTCTTATTACCCCCACTTTTCGGACTTTGTCGGGAACATCCTGATCAGGGAAGTCCTGTATATAATCTTGGCCATCTTGGCCATCTTGGCCATCTTCAATACAACTTTAAGTAAATAAGTGGTTATCAAGGATGCCAAGGATGCCAAGAAATATATATAGAGGCGAAGGTTCGGATTCCCTGGTGTTTTAAAGGTTATCTGTGGGTGTTTTCGGGGGGGTTTGCCCATTTTGGCAGGGGATGTCCTCGATGATTTCGCCGGCTTCTATGGTGACCACCTCGTCCTGGCAGAACATAACGCAGCCGTCAGCGGTTGAAATGGTCCACCAGCCCTGTGGTATTGTGTAGACGAACTGGGTTCCGCCCCTGATGTCGGTGATGCCGGTGGGCAGGGCCTCTTCCTCGATTCCGCACCTGGCGCATGTGAATGTCCTTGGGTTGTTCATCCCGGCCTCCCTCCTGGTATGATTTGGCATACAATGTATCGTATTGTTTTAAGTTGCACAACAGTCGGGCATGGAAGGGATGGTTTGAGAGTGGTACAAAAATTGACAATTTCGGGTTTATGCGGTACGTTTGCTGGCATTATGAGTAGATATGCTGCTTTAAAGGGCAGGCACGGTATTGGGAACATGGCCAGGTCGTCTAAGGATATTGCGCGTGCGGTGCTCCTTAGCCCGGACAGGACATATGAGGATATTGCGGAGGAGTTCGGTGTCACCAGGCAGCGTGTCGGGCAGATTGTGAGGAGGCTGGACATCCAGAGGAGGGCAGTGACATGAGCAGGATTTCGCGTGAGGCTGCCGAGGCGAACCAGCAGGCCTTCCTTGGCGCGTATGCGATCACGGGGTCCGTGAAGAGGTCTGCGGAGGCGATAAACATGCCGAAGGCCACGGTCTACACGTGGCTGAGGGCGGACCTGTACGGTTTCAGGCTCCGGTACGAGGAGGCGAAGGATGATTTCAGGGAATATCTCCAGGACATTGCGATTGACAGGGTGAAGGGGCAGAAGCCGGGTGACAACCCCGTGCTGCTCATCACGCTGCTGAACGCGCACTGGCCGGAGAGGTACCGCAGGGACGCGGGCCAGTCGGACAATGCCGCGAAGGAGATGATGGCCGAGTGGAAGAGATGGGTTAAGGACACGGGCAAGGGGGGGAAGGGAAAGGCTCCTGAAGGGGAGCCGGCACCACGAGACGCTGTTGCTGAGGCACAGAAAATAATTGCACGGAAGTCCAATGGCAACAATGGCAGCTCCGGCTGATGGCCGGGGCACATCTGTAACAGAGTATATATTTTCAAGGCTCGACTTCATGCCGACGCCGCTACAGGCGGATATCCTGTCGTGCAGGAAAAGGTTTGTCCTCGTGGCGGGAGGGGAACAGGCCGGCAAGAGCATGGTCGCGTCCAAGTACCTCGTTTCAAGGTTCCTTGAGACGAAGGAAAAGGGGCTGTACTGGCTCGTTGCAGCGGATTACGAACGCACACGGGCTGAATTTGAATACCTGGCGCAGGACTTTGCGTCGCTGGGGATACTTTCGGAGGTGACGAAGAGGGTGGACCCCGGCAGGATGGTGCTTGCGGACGGCACCAGGATAGAGACCAAGTCGGCAAAGGACCCCAGGACACTTGCGATGAGGGCGCCTGACGGCATCCTCGGCTGCGAGGCGTCACAGCTCGACATGGGCAGCTTCTACAGGCTCAGGGGCAGGGCAGCGCCGAAGAGGGGATGGATGTTCCTGTCAGGGACGTTCGAGGGATCGCTCGGATGGTACCCCCAGCTCTTCTCGTCATGGCAGCTCGGGTCGGAGGACGAGAAGTCGTTCTCACTGCCGTCATACTCAAACTCGCACCTGTACCCCGGGGGCGAAAAAGACCCCGAGATACTGAAACTCAAGGCACAGGCGTCCGATGAGTTCTTCATGGAACGCATACAGGGGATACCGTGCCCTCCGGCAGGGCTGGTGTTCGGGGAGTTCAGGGCCGATGTGCATGTTGATGACCGGGTCGAATGGGTGCCGGGAGAACCGGTTTACATATGGATGGACCCGGGCTACGCCGGCGCGTATGCCGTGCTGGCGGTGCAGGAGGTAAACGGGCAGATGTGCGTGTTCGACGAGGTGTATGAGCAGGGGCTCACGACTGACTCGATCATAGACATCGTGACAAACAGGCCGTGGTGGCAGGATGTGCATTCAGGCACAATCGACATCGCGGGCTACCAGCACCAGGCAATGTCGGCGCCGGCAGAGCTGTGGATGTCCCGCACCGGGATATACCTGGACGCACAGAAGATAAGGATAAACGAGGGCACAGAGAGGCTGAAAGGCTTCCTGAAGCCCGATCCCATCACACACACATCACGGATTGTGTTTGCGCCCGGATGCCTTGGGGTGCTCTCGGAGTTCGGGGCCGTGCCAAGCCCGTTCGACGGGCAGACAAGGGCCTACAGGTGGAAGATGGACAGGGACGGGAACATCGTGGGGGAAACCCCCGAAGATAAGAACAACCACGCTGTCAAGGCAGCGATATACGGGCTGGTGAGCAGGTTCGGCTACGGGCATGTGAACAGCAGGGAATTTATAAAAGTCAAACGCTGGGCGGGGTAGATTATGCCAAGATTAAAGCCGGAAGATATCATAGACAAGGTTGAAGCGCACTACGACTCGACACATCCGCTGAGGGCGCGGATGGATGCGGACCACCAGCTCTACAAGCTGGACCCGTATGACGCCGGTGACGGCTACAAGTCGTACACGTCAAACGAGCCGCAAACCTACGCGGATAAGATAATAGCATGGCTCACGAGCGCAGATATGATCGTGAGGATCCCGCCAAACGGCAACCCCAGGAACACCCGGGAGGTCAACAACGACAAGGAGAGGTTCATAATAGGGGCACTCAAATCCGCCAACGAGAGGCTGGCAAGGAGGCTCGTCCCGCCGGTGAAGGACCAGCTCTCATGGTACATCGCCGTCAGGGGATGGTACGCCGGAAGGGCGCTGCTCGTTAAGGCGGAGGACGGCTCCACCTCGATAGACGTCACACCGTGGGACCCGATGCACA